AAATAAGATTTCATCTAGATTTTTAAACATTTTTATTTCATCTGATATACCTTTAGAAAGAGGTATTTCATCATCTTCAGCATTGTGTGTTGCTACACTAAAAGCACTTAATACTTTTTTTGAAACAAAAATCAAAGATCCAGAAATTGCAAAATTAGCAAAGAAAGTAGAATTCAACTATATAGGTGTTTCTGGTGGAATAATGGATCAAATGGTCTCTTCTATTG